TGACTGAATTCAACCATCATGTCATCAACCACATTAGCTTCTAAACCGTCAATGTCATCCAATGATGCTGTACGGATTGGGAAAGCACAGTTAAGGTCTTGCAAAGTTAATTGCCAAATGTTTGTGTTTACAGTTGTTGCTGAACCGTTGTTTTGGATTGCATAGCCCCATGAAGCACCTGCGTTACCAACTTTTGCACGGAATTGGTAAGTTGCACCATCAGTTGCAACTGTGCGTGACATACCACGCATAGGGTTTGCCAAACGCAACGCATGGAATACAGGGTCATAAGCTGTACGACCACCGATACCTGCACCGCCACCTGTCAATGCTGATGCTTCAGTCATGTATGCTTCATATTGTGCTTCGTCAGCAAATACTTTCAAGTCTTTCTGAACTTTAGAATCTGACTTAGCAAAATCACGCAACTGTTCACGAACCATCTTGTTTACATCGCCACGAACTGTCTTTTCAATCTTGATGATTGATGGGGCTTGTACTTCTGATAGTTTAGCTTCAATAGCATTTAGCTTTTCTGTCAAAGATACTTCAACAGCTTCAGCTTTTGCAAATGCTTCTGCTTTAACTTCTTCAATCTTAGCAACTTGTTGTGCTTCAATTGAATCTAGTTTTTCAATAACTTCTTTCATTTTAGATTCCTTATTTAATGCGTTTATTAAGTGCCTTAGTCAACTCACGCAATTCAATTGCCTTGAGTAATTCTTCAGCTTCGGTTACCACCGCAACAGGTTCACCCTGAATTGGTGTTTCTTCAAGTTTCTTAGGTGCATCACGCATTTCTAATACTTTCTTGAAAATACTTGATGCGGTGGTCGCATCTTTTTTAGTAACGCCTGCTTCACGCAATTGTCTTTCTAAAACTCTTGGATTTAATGAACCATCTTCTTCAAAGCAAGATTCAAGTTTATGAATGTTTGCTTCAGGATTGTTTGGATACATAACAACAGATACTTCACGGAAACCGCCTTTAGTAATTTGGAAATATCCTTCATCATAATCATCATCATCGTCAGCCATTGGCGTACCATCTTCTTTAACATAGCAGTATTCGTCTGCGTATGCACCAACGGAAACACCACCAAACATCATTGGTGATTCTTTTAAAATGTTGTAAATGTCTGAACCGCCTTGTGTGCTTAAAAACAATTTGCCTTTAGCAGTCATGCCTTGTTCATCAAACATAACTTCATCCCATTGACCAATAGGGGCAGTCATGTCGTTGTGATTTAAAAACATCGGTAACGGTTTACCTGAATTAGCGAATTCATCAGCCCAATCCATAAAACCTTCGGGCTTGTAAAAAAACTTTCTGCCGTCTGCACCTTCTCTTGCACCCCATGTTGTTGCACGGGCTTCAATTATTCCTGTTGGGGTTGCAGATTCATCTGCTTGTTTTCCCAACTGTACTTGTGCTTCGCATACTAATGTTAGATTCTTCATTGATTACCCCAATAGAAATGGCTTGATTATCGTCTTTTATCTTGTGGGGTGTAAACCGCTTTTTTGGTAGTTTAACACTAGGGTTCTTGATTTGTGAACCCATAATGTCAAATATTTTATCTATAAATGACATTATTTACCAATATTCATTTTGCGTGTTTGATTACCACCACCACCGCCTGTATCGGTTGGGCTTTGACCTTTAATGGCATCCCCTTGTGTATTTGCTTGTGATTGTGACTTTGATACTAATTCATTTGCCCCGTCAACTTGTGGCATACCCAAGAATTCACGGGCTTCGTTAGGCGTAAAGATACCTGCATTAACACCTGCAACAGCAAAATTCATTTGGTCTAACGGTGAACCCTCTAAAAATTCAGTTGTATCAAACTGAATGTGTAGGCTTGGGTAACCCTTAAACAAATGCTGTTTTAACTTTTGCTGAATGTTTCTAATCATCGGTGACATAGTTGATTTGTAGAATTCATCAAGCATTGTCTGTGTATTGTTGTACTTTTGGTCTGACATACCAATCATTGCAGGTGGTACGCCAAACACACCGCAAATACGCTTCATGGTTTGTGTCTTTAACTCTGCTGTTTGGGCATCTTGCAGGGTAAGCATATCAACAGGTGTGTATGTCATGCCTTGGTCAAGCAACATACCTTGACCTGCTTTACTTAGGTCAGTTGTACGCCCACCTGTCATGGCAGACCATGTTTCTTTCAGGCGTTGGGCAACTTCTTTGTACTTAACATCAGGAATTACTTGGGTTGTACTAAAAATACCGCTTGGCTTTGCACCATTCTGCATAACATAGTTTGCATATAGGTCAATGTCTTGGTCTAAACCAACCAATTCTGTTGCCAAAATACCCTTGTTAAAACCTGCTGAACCCTGCCATGCCATTTCTTTAATGTGCATAACTTGGTAGTTTGCCAATGGTTCATCTTTGCTAAAACCGTATGATGGGGTTGTCAATCTGTATGATGGGTAACGGCTTGGGGTCAACTGAACCGTAATTAATGTGGCATCTAGGTTGTACATCTCAATTGGCGTAAGGTTTGCATCTTTTTGGTCTTTACGCCACCAAAGGGTAAATGTTTCACCTGCCAAATCTTGCCACATACACCATTGATACCAAAATTCGTATTGGCTTTGGAAATTATTTGGGTTTGTTAACAGATTTAATACTTGCTTGGCTTTTGCCTTATCTCTTGCACCAACATTTGATGATTTAACGGCATCCACATAAGTGCCGTCATCTAATTGGTACATTACCTTAATTGGCAACTGTGCTAATGCACGGGCTTTAATACCTACACACGCCATTACTGTTGAATTGCGTGATAGCGTTGACATATCCACGGTACGCCCTGCGGATGTAACGCTTGATGTAGTTACATAAAGAAGTTGTTGGCTTACGGTTTGTCTGCCACCGTCACCTTGATATACGACATTATTACCTAATTGGGTCTGACCAAACAGGGTATTAGATTCGTTTTTAACGCCTTGTTTCTTACTGAAAATATCTAAAATACCCATGTTTTCCCCCAAGTTTTTCTTATTCTATATCAAAATGTTCTAAAACCAAAACTATTTGATACATACGGGTTATCTAATGCACAATGAAACGCTGTAATCATCGCAATAATACCGTCAACTTTTGCTGATTTATCTGCTTCATTCTTACGAATTTTAATGTTTCCGTTTACATCTGTGTACACTTCGCAATTGCTTAACTGCCAACCTACAAACGGATTGCCGTCATGCTTGATTGCTTTTTGCAAAATCATCTTTTCAACATACTTACTTGGGTTGCTTAACACCGCCATGCCTTGCCCAACTTTCTTGACGGGCAAACCTGCTTCATACAATCGTGATACCAAGTTACCTGCGTTATAAGCATCATAACCAACTTCTTTTAAATCGTACTTTTCATGTTCAGAAATAATGTAATCATAGATTTCTTTGTCATCCATCACATTACCCATAGTTAACTTCAATATCCCTGAATTTATTGCGTTGCGGAATATATCTTGGTAATGCTTGGGTATTAACTCTAAACTTTCTTCAGGTAAAAAGAATTTCCATTGGGCTTCATAATCATCTTCTGCATATCGCTTTAGCGTACATATTGCGTTTAAGTCACGGGTGCTTGCCAAGTCAAATGCCAAAAACACGGATTCGGGTTCACGGGTTTCTTTAATCACACATTCGGGTGCATCCCACAAATCACGGTCAACCCACGCTGTATTTGCAGAAACAAAAATATTCAGGGTTTTACATAGGAATTCGTTTAGCGTTGCGGGCTTGTGCTTTGCTTCTTCAGCCCTTTTTGCAATAGCATCTTCAAATACTGTAATGCCGTGCATTGGATTTGCCTTTGCCCAATTCTTAGGGTCACGCCAATCATCATGTGCATCTAAGCTGTATAGCAAACCAAACCAATTGGGTTGGTCAGTTGCTTCGCCATTAAGCATAGTTTCAAACATTTGCATATCTTCATAAAACTTGGTGTCTTTAGTAAACGATGCAGTTGTGATGTATATACGCAATGGATTCTGACGGGCAACCATACCTGAATGTAAAACTTCAATGCTGTTGCGGTCAATGATTTGGGCTGATTCGTCAATAATCACACATGATGGGTTTTTACCGTCACCTGTTTTTTTCGTGTCACGGCTTAACGCCTTAAACATGGTTTGGCTGTCACCTGCTTTTTTAATCTCGTATTTACTTAGGTCAAACCAATTTCTGATTTCATCCGTGGTTGTTTCCACAAAACCTTTAGCAGAATCAAACACAATTGTTGCCTGTTCACGGTTTGTTGCCAATGTGAATACTTCCGCACCTGCTTCGCCAAACTGCAATTCGTACAATCCGATTGCTGATGTTAATGTTGACTTGCCTGCCTTGCGTGGAATGAATACAATAACATCCGTCACCATTCGTTTTGTGTGGTCTTTCTTTGCCCTAAATCCGTAAATGGCACATATCAAGAAAATCTGCCACGGTTGCAAAACCACTTTTTCGCCTGCTTCTTTACCCTTTGTGTGTTTCAACTGACCAACAAAATCTAAGAAATGTTGTGGGTAATCAGGGTCAAAATACCAACCCCATTCTTTGTTTTCAATCTGATTTAAAAACCGTTGGCAGGTCAGGCGTACATTTCTGCAAACCTGTATTTCACCCTTGGCAACCTGCACGGCATATAAAACGCCATCTTGCCAATCCATTACCCTTTAGCCCCACGCAACAATTTTGATGCAACTGATGTACTGCCACTATTGGAATTCTTGCCCCGTGACAATCTACCTTTAGGGGTTAGCCCTAATTCATTCATCAACACAATAATGCGTTTAAGGCACTCTGTACGGATAGCAAAATGTGGGTTTGCACCAAATGTTTTGCCACCGTTAAATTGAATAATTAACGGTTCAGTTTCTAACGCTTTGTTACATTGAACATACATATCAATGTGGTCAGCCAACATAGCCAACGCATGACGGTCTTGGAAAGTATTGATGCCGTAAACCTGATGTAAAAATTCTGAAGTTTCTTCAACAAACTTTTTCTTATCCCACGCATCAGGGTTGTCCATCCATTCCGCTTGTGGAATTCGGTCAGCAATAGTTTCTGCCATTGCATCTATGCGTACAGCGTTTGTACTTGGGCTAACAATTTTTAATTCAGGTGGCAACTTGTTCATTTTCTTATGTCCTATGTTTTTTTGCGTTCAGGGAAATCCTTTTTGCGTTCAGGGAATTCCCTTTTTAACTTAGTGTAACATTAATACAACACTACCCCCCATTTAAAACCCAATTGTGTGAAATTGGG